ACCCGAACGCCGCTGTAGGGGACGCCACCCAGGGCGTTTTCGATGTCTTCCAGCACCAGGTACGCCTTTTCACGGGCTTTGCTGGACGCACTTGCAGACAGGGCCATGCTCTGGGTCTGCTGGGCCACACCGAACTCGGTAAACAGCGACTTGGTGTCTCCGTTCACGTCGATATAGCTACCCTGCACCGCCAACATGCGGTGATATTCCATGGTGTAATCGATGTTGGCCCGCATCTGAGCCAACTTCTCATTGATGCGTGTCTGTAGCACCTCGCCCTGATTCTCAGATCCGAAGGCCCGAACACCCTGTACCTCGTCCGCGTACACCGCATCGGCCTGTTGCAGGTGCGGGATGGCGAAGGGTCGAATCCGGCGAGCGCCATCGGCGGCCAGGGGTTGTCCAGGCGCGTTCCGAGGCGACGGTGACACAACGGAAATCACGCCGTCCTGCTCCTCTATCAACGCGGTCAGCGTCGAAATGCCCGCCTCGTCGAACCAGCCAAGCTGGCCGATCCGGCCAGGAACATAGGCCAGGTTATTGATAGCCGCCGTCAGGCTTTGCAGGCTGAAGGCGTTAGGGGTTAATGGGTCAACCATGGGCATGGGACTAGCTCCGGGCCAGAATGTTGAGGGCGGCCAAGTCGGCCAGGCCAGCGGTTTTATCGTTGGCGTCGTTGGTCGCGGCCCAGACCAGGAGGTCGGTCGCCACTTCTGCAAGGCGCACGATGGCCACCGCGTCCTGTTTCGCGCTGGTCGCGTTGCAGGAGCCAAACAGGATGCCGGCCACCGCGTCAGCGCCGTCGGTGTTGTCGTCGTCATAAGCGACGTAGGTGCCATCCCCGGCGCCGATCACGATGTCGAAGCCATCGCCAGCCACGAAGTCAGTGGAGCCATCGGCCAGAGTGAAGGCCAGGCCACCGGCGCTGAACGCAGAAGCCACCACACCCCTGCCGACGATCAAGCCGTCCGGGTCCAGGACCAGGAAGGTGCCGACGTTGGTGCCGGGCTCGATGATGGCTAGTTGGTAGGTGCCCGCCTTGACGCCCGTCGAAACGGTGATCGCGCCCATGGCGCCGTTGCCGGTGTTGGTGCTCCAGGCGGTAGCGGCGGCAGCGCTCGCGGTAATCGTGGTACTGGAGACAGTCTGGGAGGTGTCCACCGTGTAGGTGCCCGTTCCACCGGTGCCAGTCAGCAGGGCGGTGATTTTGGTCCCGGCGGTAACGCCGGAACCGCTCAGGGTCTGGCCTACGGTCAGAGTCCCGGAGCCTACGGCGGTGACGGTCAAGGTGGTGGCGGCGATCGAGCCGGTAACAGAGGCCCCGTTACCCGCCCGGACCCGCTTACCCAGCACCGTACCGGCGGCCAAATTCTGACCAGCGGCGACAACGATAGCGGCCCGGCTCAGCGTGCCGGGAGCCTCGGAAAGCAAAAAAGCGCCGTCGCGTGCGCTCATGGTGGAGGCGGTCATTAGTGGTTACTCCCCGGCTTGCGGGCCTGGTAAATGGCGGAAAGGGAAAGGCTAGGCGCGGATCCGGGGCCCGGCTCGCCGGTCGCCTGGTCCTCAAATAAATGCCCAGGCAGGGTTGGCTTGGCGGCCCGCAGGTCGGCGGCCACGGCGCTAAACGCCTCATCCGACAGCGCTAGGTAATGGGGCATGGCGGCCTCCGGACACGCACGACCAATCTCTGCGAACAGAGCCGATACCGACGCCTGGCGAGCGCTGGCGCGGACAGCCGCTAGGTCCTGTTCGGCCTGTTCGGCGCGTGCCGACAACTGGACCACTTGAGCCTCTGCCTGTTCGGCTCGGGCCTGGGCCTGGGTGAGCTGAAGTTGCAGCTCCTCTAGGGCAGGCATAGAAGATATTTCCTTGGGGTTGGGCGATTGGAATGCCTCGGCGCTAAGCACGCGGGCATCTGTGTTGGCGTCAACGCCGGTCGGCGTGAATGAAAGCTCTCGAATCAGGGTATCACGCAGCACATTCGCCGGGCCGGTTACCGTTCGTCCGTTGATTTGCGTCTCTGCACCTACCGTCAACTCCTCGACTCGGCCAGGCTCGGCATGGACCGACATCTGCCATGGGAATCCCTCGTCTGCATCGGCGGCCAGGGCTAGGGCATCCTCGTTGCTGAGGAGCCGCCCCGTGGCCATTAGGCGACCGTCCTGCACTGCCAGTGAGCACACGCCGACGCGCTTGCGCCGGTCGTGGCCTTCCAGGACCGGGCAGACGGGCGGCAGGATCAGGCTTTCCAAGTCGATCACGATGGGAGTTCCCCATTCAGCCAAAATGGCGCCTGAATAAGCAGTGCCGCTGAATGTTCTGGTGCGGCTCTGTTCAGAGGCAGGAGCCAGGATCGGCGCGGGTGCCTCGAAGCGATAGGATTTGGGTGGATTCGTCATGCCGTAATTTTACGGCGTATGTAGAAAAAAAATAGTGCGAAATATTTCGCACCAATTTTAATTCGTAAATGGATAGGGTTAGCAGAAGCTGATTATGCTTTGGGAAAATTTAAAGTGGGCAGGGATAGCACTTCAAATGCCCCTTTCTGCCGATTGTGCCAAATCTCGTGCCAAAGGGATTCAAGGGCGTACTCCTCGCACGGGCCATGCCGCATGAACATCGTCCATCTGCGCCCTCAATACATCACCTAACGGGCCTGGCAGTTTTGCGGATCGTTCCGCAACCGCCCGTCTAACACCATCGGTCGGGTCCGAGCAAACAGAATAATCCCATCCATCATCCGGCCCGGACGTAACGGCATCCATGCGGGACTGTGCTATGGCCTGGTCTGCTTGTCGGCGCTGGTCTGCCGTTCGGAATCGTTCGGCCTGGGCCTCTGTAATCGCTATTTTCCTACAGCGGCAGCGATACCCATTGGGTGGATCCCATTTCTTCCAGATCGGGTCATCATGTCGGGCTACAAAGCCATCCATCGCCGCGTGGGCAGGCCGGGTACGGCTGTCGTTCACCGCGTCATAGAGGAACCATGGGTGGCTATCCAGGGTTTCCCGATGCTGCTGGCATCGGCCACGCGCATAGTGGCCCTGGATGTTGGTGCGGAATATGTTATCCAGCCTATGTATCGGAAGGTCCAAGGGGATTTCCCCGGATTCGACCCGCTTTTGCCATGCGCGGAATGATTCTCCGTTTTCGGTGGCCTTGGCCAGGCTGTCTAAAACGATCTGCAACTGATCCACCGAAGCCAGGCCGGCCACGGAAAACGCCATCGCACGGGCAAGCCCCTGAAGCTCGCCATAGTAGACTTCAGGCAGTTCAACGCCGCGGGACTTAGCCCACTCGATTGCCTCTGCGAAGGGAAGCGGAACCAGGGTCCGGTCCTGAGCATCACCGGCCATTTAGCCGCCCCCAACGCGCTGCTTGGCGTTGACGTATCCGAGCACATCTCCGGCAAACAAGGCTTGCTCTAATAGGGCTTGGAAACCGTCCATGTCTTCTCCACCGTACAACTGCGCCAGACGTTCCGCCAACTCATCTGGGCCTTTCGCCGCCATGATGGCGGCCCGGATCAATTCGACGGGGACTGGGCTCTTAGCTTCGGCCAGCGCCGCATCGGCTAGAGCCTCAACCGCCGCTTGGTCGGGGGTGAATCGTTGTGGCTTGGCCGCCCCCTGGAAGTCCAGGGACGCCTTAATCGGCTTGGCCTTGCCTTTGGCCTGGCTTGGCATCTGTTCGCCTCCTGGCGGCTCTGGAGATGCTTGGGCTGGTATCGCAAAATCCCCTTCTTTGAAGTCGTAACGATTCAACAAGTATTGGGGCGTCAAGCGCAGCACACCGGCCTGAACCAGTTTGGCGTCCCGCTCTGCTCGTGGTGCTTCCAGCCCGGTGTCATCCGCCATAACGAATTCCGGCGGGTCTCCGGCAAAGCTGTTGATTCGCCATAGCGCATTGACTAGGTGCTGCACGCTCCCGGAAACCAGGCGAATATCCGCTTTTTTCTTGTCCTGCCTTACCTCATTGTGGACCTGAGCCGCAGCATAACTGCCCTTATCTCCCACCTCGCTGGTGAGGGTCTGGCCCAGGACTAGCTTTTGGATGCGCCTGCCCAATGCCATCTCGATTTTTTCAAATTCCCCAGCCGCCGACTGGGTTACGTTTGTGATTTTTTCATCCATGCCGACAGCAGCCACAGCCTCATAGCCGAGGCCGCTCATGGCGGTCACAAACTCCTCTGGGTTGGCAACCTGGCCCAACAGCAGCGGCTCGGCAAACCTCTCCAAGAATCGCATCCAAAAGCGCCAGCCGTTATGCCGGAAGAACCAGGGCCAGTAAATCCGGCTCAGAAGCGCCTCACCGTAGGGGTTGCGGTAGGTTGGCTTGCGCCGGGTCAGGATGAATTTCAGATCGGTATCCACTGGGATCGGCGTCCCGGCTGATCCGACACCGGCGCTAGAGGGAGGCGTGTACCAAAGATTCCCGTCCCGGCGCGGCTCGAACCATTCCAGCGGCTTTTCCTGCACACGTGCGAGCCCTAGGCGCGGCCCCTGGCGATAGACAGCCTCCTGAACTGCATACCCGTAAGGGACCGCTGACCAGATACCACGCAACAGCCCCTCCATGTGCGGCTCTAGCTCTCCGGCGAGCCATTGCGCTGGCTCGGAGTCGAACGGCTCCAGTCTCCATGGCGTCGACACTACGGCGTCTGCACGTGTTTCAATGGCTGCGGACACCTCGTCATCCGTTTCCAGCTTGCGCAGTTCGTGCCGCCCTATCCCCTGCTGGGCCAGGATCAAATCAGGATCAGGCAGGCGGGACAGCAGGGAAAGAACATGCTCTATGGCTATGTCATGAAACAGGGGCGTTGCAGCGGATGGCATTAGTTGGGCTCCTTGAGCAAAATCTGAACGTATCTGGTGGTGATCCCGTGGCGTGAGGCGATCTCAGATGGTGGCAAACCTTGGTTGGCTCCCTGTTTCACAGCGTCCCTGATCCTGGCGCGGCGGGCGCTTTTCGGGCTCGGCACTAGAAGCTTTGTTCCTGGCATGGCTATGGCCAATTTTGCAGAGGCAGCATGGCCCAGGGCCAGCACCAGTCGAGAGCTGGCAGAAGGGACGGCAGGGACATAAACCACCCGACCCCCTAGGCGCTCACATAAAAGTTGCGCCGATTTGGCGCCTAGGATCGACTGCAAACGAGCCATTGCTCTACTCATACCACCCTCCCCAAGGATCCGGCATAGGATCGGTTCTGAGTACCAAGGGCCTGCCAGGCATACGCCAGGGCATCCACCGCGTCATCGTGTTGGCCATCGGGGAACGCCAGCAGTTCTTCGCGGAACCAGGCTGGGCACCCGGCGGGGTCGTGCCGAACTTGATGCTGCTCGTAGCGAGTCAGGAGGGGCGCGAATCGAGTCACCTTGTCCCGGTCTGGCCGCACGCCGCGCACGGGCAGCGATGTGGTACGGGACAGCTCCTGTACCACCGCGGCTTGATATTGCGTCTGCTCGATAGCGATCAGTTTTGGCTTGTGCCTAGCAGCGGCGGCTTGAATGCGAGCCAGGACCTCGGAGAACCCGGCCCGGTGCCTCTCCACTTCGCGCACGTAAACCAGGCCGGTACTCGGGTCCCGGGACATCGCCGCTATCGCGGTCCAGTCTGCGCCCTCTCTCTCGCTGATGGCCAGGTCCACGCCGAGTACGACGGGCAGCCCGTCGGGCGCCGGGGCATCGGAAATGAATTCTTGTTTGACTAGGCCAGCGCCGAATGTCACGAATTCGGCCAGCACCTCTTGCGCGAATATCAATGTCGGCGTGTTGGCCCGCTCCTCCTCCATCCATCCAGGAGGCAGGTAGGGGTTGTCCATGCTGGGGGCAGTGTGGCTTATCCACTGAGGATCCGTTGCGGACTTTAAGTACAGATCATGAAAATAGTTTAGGCCCTTTGGCGTGCTGATAAACCACGCATCGCCATCCATGTCGGCCAGTGTCCATTTGATGGATTCCTCCCAAGCATCCTTCAGGTGCCGAGCATGAGCTGCCTCATCGATCACCACGCGGGCATAGTGATTTCCGCGCCCGCACTTCATCGGGTTCTCTAGCGTCCAAAAGTCGATCCGCCCGCCGTTTATGAACTCTATTACCGGCCTGGGTTGGCTGGTTGATTTTCGGATGACCGGCGCGTATTGCCTGGAGACATCCTGGAATATCCTGGCAAAATAGCTGTCGTTTGGCGCGTACCATGCGCTAGGGAGCCCGCATCTTGCCATGCCGTCAGCACCGCCTAGCGCCCCGCCTGGGAAATTCAGAGCAACCTCTTTCAGCAGTATAGTCTTTCCGAACCGACGACCCATGCAGGCCACGTTTCGCTTACGCCTGTGGCGCAATATGCGACGTTGGCCTGGATGGGGAACGAACGATGGGAGGCTCAGTCTAGGCATTCTGCGCCACTTGCGCGTCGGAGTGCGTGCGGCTGTTGCGCGCGTAGGTAATGAGCC